GCGGCGCCGGCTGCGCCGAAGCCGGTGCAGAGCATCGTGTTCGCGGACGACGGCAGCGTCGTGAGCGACACGGCGAAATCCAAGGCGGCCGGCCTGCCCGACTTCTGGGCTCCCGCGCTGCAGCTGATGGAGCGCGACGGCGTGAGCGTCGAGGAGATACGCGCCATGAGCGCGGCGAAGGGGTTCTTCTCGGCCGATACCCCGGCCGAGAACTACCCGGAGGACTACGTGCTCGGCGGCATCGTCGCGCAGTGGGACAAGTGCGTGGCCAACATCGAGGCGATGCGCGAGGAAGCGGAGCCCGTGCCGTTCGGCGCTCCGGACATGACCAAGATCTAAGAGAGGACTGAAACATGGCAGAGAACGACAAGGGCCAGGCGCTCGACTGGGACGTGACCGAGGTCGTGGACGACGGAGGGTTCACCCTGTTGCCCGCAGGTACGTACGCCTTCGAGGTGGCCAAGATCGAGCGAGAGCGCTTCGAGGGCTCCGACAAGATGGAGGCGTGCCCGCGCGCGAAGGTGACCCTCAACGTGTGGACGAGCCAGGGCTGGGCGCCCGTCGTCGACCGGCTCATGCTCAACACCAAGATGGCATGGCGGATCGCCCGCTTCTTCGAAGGGCTGGGCTTCGACCGCGACCCCCAGACCGGCAGCGTGAAGATCGACTGGAACGCGGCCGTCGGCAAGCAGGGATACGTCAAGATCAAGGTGCGCGACTACCAGTCCAACGGCGAGACCCGGCAGGCGAACGACATAGACGCGTACCTCAAGCCGTGCGAATGGCCGACGGAGCAGCAGGCCGCCGCGCCCGAGCAGACGAGCCTGCCGGTCGCCCCGCAGCAAGCGGCTCCGCGCCCGCACTCGTCCTACGAGATGTGATGGGCGCGGTCGATCTGAGGCCGTACCAGGAGGAGGCGCGCAGGGCGGTAGAGCGCGAGTGGGACGAGGGGCGCGCCAAGACGCTTCTCGTCCTCCCCACCGGGTGCGGCAAGACCATCGTGTTCGCGATGGTGGCCAAGGACGTGGTGGACGGGGGCGGGCGCGTGCTCGTCCTCGCCCACCGGGGCGAGCTGCTCGACCAGGCGGCCGACAAGATCGGCAAGGCGACGGGCCTCGGCTGCAGCGTGGAGAAGGCCGAGCGCACGAGCGTCGGCGAGTGGTTCCGCGTGACCGTCGGCAGCGTGCAGACGATGATGCGGCCGTCGCGCCTCGATAGGTTCCCGCGGGACTGGTTCGACGCGATCATCGTTGACGAGGCGCACCACGCGCTGTCCGCCAGCTACCAGGCGGTGCTCGACCATTTCGACGCCGCCGACGTGCTCGGCGTGACCGCCACGCCCGACCGGGGAGACCGCCGGGACCTGGGCGCCTACTTCGACTCGATCGCCTACGAGTACACGCTTCCGCGCGCCATCAAGGAGGGCTACCTCTGCCCCATCAAGGCGCAGACGGTGCCGCTGGCCATCGACCTGGCCGCAGTGCGCACGCAGTCGGGCGACTACTCGGCCGGCGACCTCGGCACGGCGCTCGACCCGTACCTGGAGCGCATCGCCGACGAGATGCTGGCGGCTGGGTGTACGGAGCGCAAGACGGTGGTCTTCCTCCCGCTCGTCAAGACGTCGCAGAAGTTCCGCGGGATCCTGGAGGCCAAGGGCTTCCGCGCGATGGAGGTCAACGGCGAGAGCGCCGACCGCGCCGAGACGCTCGCGGCCTTCGACGCGGCCGGCGGCGGCGCCGTGCTCTGCAACTCGATGCTGCTCACCGAGGGCTGGGACTGCCCGAGCGTGGACTGCGTGGTGGTGCTGAGGCCGACCAAGGTGCGCTCGCTGTACTGCCAGATGGTCGGGCGAGGCACGCGCCTGAGCCCCGAGACCGGTAAGACGGAGCTGCTGCTGCTCGACTTCCTGTGGCACGTCGAGCGCCACGAGCTGTGCCGCCCTGCGCACCTGATCGCCGAAAGCGAGGACGTGGCCCGCGCCATGACCGAGCGCCTGGAGCAGGCCGGCTGCCCCGAGGACCTGGAGGAGGTCGAGCGCGAGGCCGCCAAGGACGTGGTGGAGAAGCGCGAGCGGGCGCTCGCCGAGCAGCTGGAGTCCATGCGGAAGCGCAAGCGCAAGCTGGTGGACCCGCTGCAGTTCGAGATGTCGATAGCGTCCGAGGACCTGACCGGCTACGTTCCCCAGTTCGCCTGGGAGATGGCACCGGCGAGCGACGCGCAGAAGGCGGCGCTGGAGAAGGCCGGCATCTGCCCCGACGAGATCGGGTGCGCAGGCAAGGCGTCGCTCTTGATGGACAAGATAGCCAAGCGCCGGGCGGAGGGCCTGGCGACCCCGAAGCAGATCAGGCAGCTGGAGGGACGCGGGTTCCGCCGCGTCGGCGAGTGGACGATGGACCAGGCGTCGGCGCTCATCAGCCGCATCGCCGCCAACGGATGGCGCACTCCGGCGAGCATCGACCCGGCGACGTACGAGCCGAGCCGGGAAGCGCGCGCGGCGCGCGTCCCGACGCTCCGGCTCGGAGCCTAAAGAGGAGGACGGATGACCGAAGGATACGATCTGGAGGAGTGCCTTGCGGCGGTCGACCCCGCCGCGTGCAGCTACGAGGAGTGGCTGCACGCGGGCATGGCCCTGCACGCCGAGGGGATGCCGCTGGCGCTCTGGGACGACTGGAGCCGGCGCGACGCGGCTCGCTACAAGGACGGCGAGTGCGCGCGGAAGTGGAGGGGCTTCGGCCGCGGGCCGGACGAGGTCAAGGGCGGCACGCTCGTGCAGATGGCGCGCGACGCGGGATGGTCGCCCGCCTGGGACAAGGGAGAGGCTTTCAGCTGGGACGTGACCGAGGTCCAGGGCGGGCCGTCCGCGCCGGGACGCATCGTCGACCCGACGTGGGTGGAGAGCGCCGAGCTCGCGGAGCCGGGCGAGGAATGGCGGGGGTCGGACGACCTGATAGCCTACCTGGAGGCCCTGTTCGACCCCGGCGAAGTCGTGGGCTACGTGGTCGAGTCGTGGGACAACGAGGGCAGGCGCGTGCCGTCGGGCAAGGGGCCGCACACCGAGACGGCGGGCGAGATCGTCGAGCGCGTGCGGAAGTACGGCGACGACCTGGCCTCGTCCATCGGCTGGAACGACGAGGACGGCGGCGCGTGGATCCGGTTCAACCCGCTCGACGGCAACGGCGTGCGCAACGACAACGTGGCGGAGTACCGCTACGCGCTCGTCGAGAGCGACGACATGTCGGTCGGCCGCCAGCTCGCCATCATGCGGGAGCTGGAGCTGCCGGCGGCGGCCATCGTGCACAGCGGCGGCAAGAGCGTGCACGCCGTCGTGCACGTGGACGCCAAGGACTACGACGAGTACCGCAAGCGCGTCGACCTGCTCTACTCGACGTGCCGAGAGAACGGGCTTAAGGTAGACACCCAGAACAAGAACCCGAGCCGCCTGTCCAGGATGCCGGGCGTGACGCGCGCCGGGCGCAAGCAGTGGCTCGTGGCGACCGACGCGGGAAAGGCTTCGTGGGCCGAGTGGCGCGAGTGGATCGACGAGCAGAACGACGACCTGCCCGACCCCGAGAGCCTGGCCGACTGCTGGGACGCGCTGCCGGAGCTGTCCCCTCCCCTGATCGAGGGGGTGCTGCGCCAGGGCCACAAGATGATGCTGGGCGGCCCCAGCAAGGCCGGAAAGTCGTTCGCGCTCATCGAGCTGTGCGTGTCGATCGCCGAGGGCGTGCCGTGGCTGGGGTTCGGTTGTGCGCAGGGCCGCGTGCTCTACGTCAACCTGGAGCTGGACAGGGCGAGCTGCCTGCACCGCTTCCGCGACGTCTACGGGGCCATGGGCGTCGAGCCGGCGAACCTGGCCAGCATCGACGTGTGGAACCTGCGCGGGAAGAGCAAGCCCATGGACCAGCTGGCGCCGTCGCTCATCCGGCGCGCGCTCAAGACGCGGCCCATCGCGGTGGTGATCGACCCGATTTACAAGGTGATCACCGGCGACGAGAACTCGGCCGACCAGATGGCCGCGTTCTGCAACCAGTTCGACCGCGTGGCCACGGAGCTGGGCTGCGCCGTCGTGTACTGCCACCACCACTCCAAGGGCAGCCAGGGCTCCAAGCGCTCCATGGACCGCGTGAGCGGGTCCGGCGTGTTCGCCCGCGACCCCGACGCGCTGCTCGACATGATCGAGCTCGAGCAGACCGACGCGCTGCGCCAGCAGCAGGAGGACGCGGCCGTGTGCGCGGCGCTGGAGCGCGTCATGGCCGACGTCGGGCCGGACGGATGGCGGGACGTGATCGGCGACGACGACCGGCTCACGGCCAAGCGCTTCCTAGAGGGCGCGCGGGCGCTGCTCGACCGGCAGGGCGAGGCCGCCATGCTGGAGGCCGTTCACGCGGCCCGCGAGGCGGCCAAGGCCCGCACGGCGTGGCGCATCGAGGGCACGCTGCGCGAGTTCCCGCGCTTCGATCCGCTGAACCTGTGGTTCGACTACCCGGTGCACCGCCCCGACTCGACGGGCGCGCTTTCAGACGTTGAACCGGAGGGCGAGGCGCCGCCGTGGAAGCGCAACCTGGCCAAGAAGCGCACGCCCGAGGAGCGCAAGAAGGAGCGCAAGGCGGCCTTCGACGAGGCGTTCGCGGCGTGCGATACGGGCTCCGGCGTGACCGTCAAGGACGTCGCCGAGTACCTCGGCGTGACGGAGAAGACGGTGCGCAACCGCGCCAAGGAGCACGGCGGCTACTGGATGGACGAGGGCGCGATCGGGCGGAAGGCGGCGTCGTGAGCGGAGGGAAAAACCCGGAGGGAAACGCTTCCCTTCCATGCGGACGAAAGGACGCGTTCCCCGACTTTTTCCCTTCCGTCCTTTTTGACGCGCATCGAGGATTTTCCCGATTTTCCCTCGGAGGGAAATTCTCGGCGAGAACCCGAGTTTTTCCGAGGGAAGGAAAAAGTACCCCCCTACGGGGGGTAAAGGTTTCCCTTTCTCTGGGGTCAAGGGGTGAAGGAAGGCGGGCTAAAGCTGCGCCCGCCGTCCTCCCTTCCCATGCCCTTGACAAGCGGCGAGATTCGAACAAATTGACAGGAAGAAGGTAGCATTTATGCATTTCGACAGGATCGTGAGGACGGACATAGTGGCGGACGAGGGCGGCGTCCTCGCCACCATGCGGTTCGACGAGGAGGCCATCCGCGACATGGCGGGCAAGATCGACGCCGAGCTGTTCGACCGGATCGCCGCCGAGCGCGGCTACCTCAGGCAGGGAGTGGACGTCGCGGCGCTGATGAAGATCGCGGCGAAGCTCGAGGAGGACGCGGACTACGGGTCGTGGCAGGCCGAGACCGCCGGGCGCATCCGGGAGGCCGTCGAGGACGGGGACGTCCCGAAGCAGGTGAGCAACGTGCCGTACTGCCCGACATGCCTCTACGACGGGTACTGGTGCCTCGCGTCGGCGGACGCCGAAGGGTACGAGGCGCTGCGCTGCGCCGGATGCGGCCGCGACTACCGCCACAAGCGCCCTGGGAAGGGAGGCGATGCGTCATGACATCGGCGTGGTTGCTGCTCGCATCGACGGCCCCGCTCGCAGCGTTCTGCGCATGGGTGCTCGTCGGGGTGTACGGGCTTTTGAGAGACGAATGGGAAGCGAAGAGGAAGGACGACGACCGATGATGAAGAGCGTTTGCCCGGGATGCGGCCACGAGCAGGCGTGCGGGCACGCCGACGTGACGCACTGCGCCGACAGGGTGCCAGCCGCTTGGTGCAGCTGCGACATGCTGCGCAAGGCGGAGGCCGAGCGGGACGAGTGGAGGCGCGCCGCCGAATCCAAGCAGAGGCTGTTCGAGCGGGTCAGGATGCTGTCGGCGCGCCACCGGCGCGCGATGCTCCGCGCGCAGGACGAGCGGGACAGGTACCGGGCCAAGGCGCTGCAGCTCGTTTGCAGCAGGATCGAGCACTTCGGAAGCTGCGCGTGCGAGAGGTGCGCCGTACGGCTGTCCGGAGGCGATGCGTCGTACGGTTACTGCGCCGCCGTGGTCGAGGAGGTGGACGGGGCATGAGCGGCTGCGACTTCAAGGCGCTCGCGGACAGCCTGTCCGATCGGTTCCTGGCCGAGGGCTTCACCGTGCACCGCTACGACGCCTACAGCACGTCCAGCGTCTACCTCAAGCTCGACTGCGGCATGTGCAACTCGATCAGGATCAGCGACCATCGCGGCAAGAAGCACCTCGCCTACCGCTACAACATCGGCCCGTGGATCAAAAAGCGCTGGCACGACCACGACGGCAGGTGCCCGCGGCACTACTACCCGATCGACGAGGCGGACGTGCTCGTGGCCAACGTGCTGCGCGACCGGGAGCGCCGCAAGAAGCGCTACGGAGAGGCCAAGTACGAGGCCCTGATGCGCGACAACGAGATCCAGGGCGCGCAGGCGACGTGCGGGTTCTGGGCGGAGGCGAGGAAGGTGGAGCGATGATCGAGTTCTTCGAGCCGATGGTGCCGCCGACCGCGACGCACAACGACATGGAGATCCACAGGATCGCCGGAAAGGCGGTTCTCGGCAAATCTGGGGCGCTGGAAGCGGCCGAGGCGAAGTGGGAGGCGCATCTTGCAAAACATGCCCCGCAGAAGCCGTTTGACGGCCCCGTGGCGGTGGAGATGCGCATCTGCTGGCCGACGGGCGGAAAGCGCGCCCAGGGATCGTGGCACGCCGTCAAGCCCGACGCGGACAACGTGGAGAAGACCGTGTTCGACGTGATGGCCAAGCTCGGCTACTTCGACAACGACAGCCGCATCGCGCTGCATTCGACTGCCAAGCTGTGGAGCGACCCGGCCGGCATCTACGTGAGGATGGAGGAGCTATGAGGGTGTACGTGGCGGGTCCCGTGACAGGCAGGCCGAGGCGCAACCTGGCGATGTTCGAGCATGCGGCGAAGCAGCTCGTGCAGGCCGGCCACGTCCCGGTCGTGCCGCACCGGCACGTCCCCGCCCAGGCGGAATGGCACGTCGCCATGAGGCGCTGCGTCGCGCTGCTGACCGAATGCGACGGCGTGTGCCTGCTGCCCGGATGGAGGGGGAGCCGCGGCGCGCAGACCGAGTACCTGCTGGCGATGCGGCTCGACATGGACGTGCGGGAGCTGTCCCGATGGACCGGGTGACCTGTGGCGGACAATCGCCGCCGTACGAAGCGAGGCGATAGGAGGGCCATGGCGTCGACAAGCCGGCAGAAGCACCTGTTCGAGGACTACGACGGGTTCGTGGAGAAGTTCAAGCCGAAGAAGACCACCGACGACTGCTACACCCCTCCCGACGTCTACGACTGCGTGAGTGATTGGGCGTGCGAGCGGTTCGGTATCGATCCGAGCGGCATCGTGCGCCCGTTCTGGCCAGGAGGCGACTACGAGTCGTTCGACTATCCGGAGGGCTGCACGGTGCTCGACAACCCGCCGTTCTCGATCCTGTCCAAGATATGCGAGTTCTACCTGGACCGCGGGATCGGCTTCTTCCTGTTCGCCCCGGCCTTGACGGCGCTCAGCGGCGCGAAGACGTGCATGCGCACGAACCACGTGTTCGCCGATTGCGACATCGAGTACCACAACGGCGCAGTCGTGCGCACCTCGTTCGTCACGTCGTTCGGCGACAACGTGGCGGAGACAGCGCCGGACCTATTCCGCGCCGTGAAGCGCGTCCAGGACGAGAGGCGGTCGAAGGAGAGGCAGCGGCTCCCGAAGTACTCGTATCCGAGCCACGTGCTGACGGCGGCCATGCTCGGGAGGTACGCCAAGTACGGCGTGCGCCTGGAGGTCAAGCCGGGAGACTGCGCGCGCGTGAGCGCCCTGGACGCCCAGCGCGAAGCCGGGAAGAGGATCTACGGAGGAGGGCTGCTGCTGTCGGACGAGGCGGCGGGGCACCATGAGCGCGCAGAGCGCGCCGCAGCAGAGCGCGCCGCAGCAGAGCGCGCCGCAGCAGAGCGCGCCGCAGCAGAGCGCGCCGCAGCAGAGCGCGCATCGGCGTGCAGATGGGAGCTGTCCGACAGGGAGCGGGCTCTCGTGCGCTCGCTGGGGTGACATCTCCCCCATCATGCAACGTGCCGACGACGTGTCGGCACCCTCCTCTTCGCGCCCCGCCGTCCCCCTCCGGCGGGGCGCATCCGTGTGACGCGCCTGGCAAGATGCCCGGCATGGCGAATCCCGAGAACATAGAGCCCCACAAGATCCGAAGCACGAGCGAAGCGCGGGAGAAGGGGCGCGCCGGCGGGCTGCGCTCGGGCGCGCGCAGGCGCGAGCTGGCGAGCCTCAAGGAGGCCGCGCGGCTGATCCTGTCGATGGACTCGGCGTCGCCGAAGCACAACAAGGCGATGGAGCTGATGGGGCTGGATCCCGACGAGCGCACCAACGCCGCCGCCGTCACCGCCACGATGGTGATGCGCGCCGCCGAGGGCGACGTCAAGGCCTACGAGGCGCTGTCGAAGAACATGGCGCTGCTCGACTCCGACCGGCAGGCTGAGCGGGAGGACGCGGATCCCGCGGCCCGCCAGGCTCCCCCGTTCGACCTGTCCGCCGCCATCGCCCCGACGTTCTGCGCGGTCTCCCGCGCCGTCGAGGCCGGCATCCAGGAGGTCGTCCTCAAAGGCGGGCGCGGCTCGGCCAAGTCCAGCTACGCGTATCAAAAGCAGCTCGACGTGTTCCTCTCGCGCCCCGACTCCATGTGGCTGTGCATGCGCCGCTACGCCAACACGCTGCGCCGAAGCTGCTTCGCCAACGTGCTGTGGGCGATCCGAAAGCGCGGCATGACGATCGGGCGCTCCGGCGAGGACGCGGATTTCACGGCATCGGTGTCGCCCATGGAGGTCGTCTACAACGCCACCGGGCAGAAGATCCTGTTCAGCGGCCTGGACGATCCTGAGAAGCTCAAGTCCATCACGTTCGACGACCCGCGCAAGAAGATCGAGATCCTGACGTGGGAGGAGTACTCCCAGTTCGACCCGGCCGACGTGCGCAACGTCGAGTACTCGGTGCTGCGCGCCGACTACGGCCTGGAGTTCAAGCTGTTCAACCCGCCCCCGGATTCGGAGCACTGGGCCAATCGCGAGGCCGCCGACAAGGCGGACGACCCCGCCGTCCTCGTGCACCATTCCACCTGGCGCGACGTGCCCGAGGAGTTCCTGGGCGCGCGCTTCGTCGCCAACGCCGAGCGCATGTACCGCGAGAGCCCCGAGGCGGCGAGGAACGAGCTGGACGGCGAGTGCATAGAGCTCCAGGGCCGCGTCTTCCGCAACGTCGAGGAGCGGACCGTCACCGACGAGGAGATCGCGGAGTTCCGCTGGATCCGGCGCGGCCTGGACTGGGGATACGAGACGGATCCCTGGGTGCTCCTCGACGTGGCCTACGACCGCAAGCGGCGCGAGCTCGTCATCTACGGAGAGGAGTGGCGCCACCACATGCTCAACGCCGACACGGCGGCCGTCGTCAAGGAGCACCTGGCGGAGCGGGGATCCGACGGGCGGCCGATCCGAGACGAGGACGGCGAGCCCGTGTTCCGCCGCGACCTGCCGGCCAACGAGGTGCGCTGCGACATCGCGGAGCGCAAGAGCATCGCGGACTACCGCGCCTACGGCATCAACGCCGTGGGCGCGTCGAAGCGCGTCCCCGTCGCGGACGGCATCGTGTGGCTCAAGGGGCGCGCGCGCATCGCGATCGACCGCCGCCGCGCGCCCCTCGCCTACCAGGAGTTCGTCCGCTACCGCGCCCTCCTCGACAAGGAGGGCCGTTTCGCCGGCTACCCGGACAAGGACAACCATGCTATCGACGCCGTGCGCTACGCGGTGTTCGACCTCATAGCAGACCCCGACACACCGTAAGGAGACAGGCAATGGCAAAGATCGCGACGGAGGGCGGCGGCTGGAGGGGCGCGGCCGAGAGGTGGCTGCAGGGGCTCGGATACCCGGCGGCCTGCATCGAGACCCCCATGAGCGGGTTCGTGGACGAGTGGTGGCGCTACTACAGGTCCGAGGCCGACTTCTACGTCAGCGAGCTGCGCGACGTCAACGGTACCCCGCACACCGTCAAGGTGCGCAGCTGCACGCCGGCGCGCATGGTGTGCGAGGACATGGCCGGGCTGATCTACAACGAGCGGGCGAGCGTGAGCGTGGCCGAGGACGGCCAAGCCGGCCAGGCCGCCGAGTGGCTCGCGGGCTGGCTCGCGCGCACCAGGTTCGACGACGGCGCGCCGCAGCTCGTGCAGCGCATGTGCGCCACCGGCACGGGGGCGTGGGCCCTGCACCTGCGCGGAGTGCAGGTCGTCGGCAAATCGCCCGGCCTCGGCGTGTCGCCGCAGCGCTACGACGCGCGCCACATCGCGCCGCTGGACTGGGACGGCGAGGAGTGCACGGCCTGCGCGTTCGTCTCGCAGGTCGCCGTGCGCGGCGAGCTGCTGACCCAGGTCGAGGTCCACCGGCCGAACGACCGCGGAGACTACGAGATCATGACCCGGTTCTTCCGCGACGACGGCGAGACGGTCGTGCCGGACGGCTACTCGGGCGGCGCGATCAGCACGCGGCAGCCGCGCAAGACGTTCGAGCTGGTCACGCTCGCCCTCGACAACCCGTACTGGGAGGGGTCGCCGTTCGGCGTGGCGCTGTTCGACGCGGCCCTGGGAGCGATCGAGACGACCGAGCTGGCGTTCGACAACATCGGCAACGAGCTGGTGCTGGGGCGCAAGATGGTGATGATTCCCGAGGCGATGCTGCGCCGCGACGAGGCGACCGGCCGGATGATGCTGCCCCAGGAGGAGCGCCTGCAGTTCTACGTCGCCCTCAAGGACGCGACGGTGTACGCGGACGGGCGGCCCATGATCACCGAGTACAACCCGAGCCTGCGCGCCGACGAGGACGTGAGGATGCTGTCCACCGCGCTGCAGGTGCTGGGCAAGCGCTGCGGGTTCGGCACCAAGTACTACGCCCTGGACGAGTCGGGCGGCGTGGCCACGGCCAAGCAGGTGGCCTCCGACAACGCCGAGATGATGCGCACCGTGCACAAGCACGAGCAGATCGTGCGCCCCGCCATCGAGGGCATCGTCACGGCAGCTGCGTCCGTGTTCCGCAGCCTGGGCGGCCTGGCGATCCCCGATATCGAGGGCGCGGTCAACGTCGTGATGGGCGACTCGATCATCCAGGACGACGACAGCCTTCGCGAGCGCGACCGCGCCGACGTGGCGGCGGGCCTGCTGGCACCGTGGCGCTACATGGTGCGCTGGCAGGGCTACAGCGAGGACGAGGCACGCGAGGAGTGCGGGCTCGCGGACGCGTCCTCCGCGCTCCCCGTCGAGGCCTAAGCCATGGCGGTCGAGCCCGAGGACGTCGGAGCGCTGGCCGACGCGATCGTGCACGGCGCGGAGGAGCGCCTGGTCGCCGACCTGACGCGAGCGCTGGTGGACGGCCTGGCGGACGGGATCATCGGAGGCTCCCAGGCGGAAGCGCTCGAAGCGCTCGCCAGGGCCAACCGCGCGAGGCTCGACCAGATCCTGGCCGAGCACGCCTCGAAGGTGTCCGGCGAGGTGCGCTCGCGCACGCTGGCCGCCTTGGAGCGCGCCGACGCGCGCGACGTGTCGGACCTGGAGGCGTACTACGGAGCGGCGGCGGTCGCTCGGGCCATGGACGGCGCGTCCGCGGCGTGGGCGGAGATCTCCCACCAAACCGCCCTGGGCCTCGCCGAGATCGTGGCGCGGCAGAACATCGCCATGGCCGGCGCCGCGGAGCGGCTGTGGTACGAGGTCGCCGGCGACGCGATAGCAGCGCGCAACCTGGGCGTCGAGCCCCTGGACCGGATCCTGGCGCGCGCCGTCTGCAGGATCGCGGCGCACGGCGTCGAGACGATCGATTACAAGAGCGGGATCATGAGCCAGATCGACGTGGCCGTGCGCCGCCACGTCGTGAGCCAGGCGTCCCAGGCCGGGGGGCGCATGACGCTCGCCCGCCTGGCCGCGATCGGCCACGATCTCGTGATAACGTCGGCCCACTACGGCGCTCGCCCGTCCCATGCCGAGTGGCAGGGCCGCCCGTGCTGCGTCTCCGGCCCCAAGCTCGTCGGAGGGGTCCAGTACCCCGGACTCGTCCAGCTCACCGGGTACGGCGGCGTGGGCGGCCTCAAAGGGGTCAACTGCCGCCACTCCATAGGGCCGTACTACCCCGGCGTCACCGATCTGCCCGACCTGTCGTTCCCGCGCGAGTCCGGCCATTTCGGGATGACGTCGGAGGAGTGCTACGAGGCCATGCAGCGCCAGCGCGAGCTGGAGCGGCGCGTGCGCGGGACGAAGCGGGAGATAGCGGCCATGGAGCAGGCCGGCATCGGGCTGGAGACGCCCCGCTACGCGCAGAAGCGCCTGCTCCTCGGCCGCCAGCAGCAGGCGCTGCGGAAGCACTGCGAGGAGAGCGGCCTCGTGCGCAACTACCCGCGCGAGAAGGCGTACGGCGTGGGCGCGCAGCCCAGGGCGCTGAGAGCCGCGGCGAAGGCGAAGGCCGCGGGGCGCTACAGGCACCCGGCGAGCCAGGAGAGGATCGACGCGCTGACATCGGGCGCGCTCGCCGGCGTCAGGTTCTCGGCGCCGCCGACGTACAACGGCAGGATCAGGACTCCGGGGCTGACGAAGGTCGGCTACGACGGCGACGGCCGGAAGTACGCCGGCCCGGTCTACATCGGCAAGCAGGCCAAGCCCGGGGACGCCGAGCTCGTCGACACGATCCTGCACGAGGAGCTGGAGGCGCGCATCTGGCTCAACAGGCACGGAAGCGAGCGCTATTGGCGCCTGAACAGCGCCGGAGACGACGAGAGGCACGCGTACATCCAGAAGATCATCGACCGCTATGTTAGAATGAAGGGCATATCATGAACAAGATCGAGGACATATTCGACGTTCTGCTCGAAGGGACGAAAGCGCAGATCGACGCGCTGGAAGGATGCGGCGCATCGTACCGCTACTCCATGGAGAGCGGTACGTTCACCGTCTCGCTCGGGCGCGACGAGATCAGGGCGCACAAGCTGTTCGACCCTCCGGCCTGCACGAGGTGGCGAGGGTTCGAGCACGCGTTCTAGGCGAGCCCGCTTCGGCGGGCTTTTTTGCCGCCAAAAAAATACGTATATATATACTATACTTCACTTTACGTTGATATCTACGTATGCTATAATGATTGCATCGAAAGGGACGAGGAAAGGAAACGGAAATGAAGTTCGACGAGATCAGCTGCTACGCCACGGTCAACGCAACCGACGGCGCGAAGGTCGCCGAGCTTGCCGAGTCCATGAAGGAGAACGGCTGGAAGGGCGCCCCCATCCTCGTGTGCAACATGGGCCTCGTCACCGGATCGCACCGCCTCGCCGCGCTCAAGGCGATCGACTCCGATGCGGAATACGACGGAGAGGTTCTTTACGAGGACGTTGCCGAAGACGTGACCGACGAGATCAACGACTACTGCGAGCGCGAGGGCATCGGCTTCGAAGAGATCCAGTTCGACAACCTGCGCGACGTGTTCGCCGGGACGTGGGTCGAGGAATACAAAGACGAGATCGTCGAGTGGTAGGAGACGAAATGAACAAGGTCATCAACGGCAAGCGGTACGACACCGACAAGGCGGAGCAGATCGCGCAGAGCGACAACGGCTGCTACGTCGGCGACCTGGACTACTACTGCGAGACCCTCTACCGCAAGCGCACGGGCGAGTTCTTCCTGCACTCCGAGGGCGGGCCGCGCACGAGGTGCGCCAAGCGCGACGGCTCGGGATGGGCCGGCGGCGAGGAGATAAGCCCGCAGTCGTACGAAGAGGCGCGCGAATGGGCCGAGGAGAACATGGACGCAGACGGGTACGCCTCCGTGTTCGGCGATCCGGACGACGACGGCGCGACGGTTCCCGCCATGCTCAGCATCAGCGCGAGCGCGAAGGCGAAGCTTGAGCGCGAGGCGTCGCGCACCGGCAAGACGCAATCGCGCATCGTCGAAGAACTCATTGAGGCGATGTGACCGCATGGGAGCGCCAGTCGATATTGCCGGCCAGAGGTTCGGACGGCTCGTCGCCGTGAGGGTCGCACAGTCGAAGCCGAGGAAATGGCTGTGCAGATGCGACTGCGGAAACGATACGGTAGTCCTGACGCGCGACCTGCGCAACGGCAACACGACATCGTGCGGGTGCCGCAAGAAGGACTACGAGGACCTGACGGGCGAAAGGTTCGGCAAGCTCGTAGCAGAAGAGTACGCCGGAAACTCCAACGGTTACTCGATGTGGCTGTGCGGATGCGATTGCGGGCGCAAGGTCACCGTGCGCTCGGTGTCGCTCAAAGACGGCAACACCCGCTCGTGCGGGTGCCTCTCCTCAGAGGTCGAGCGCATGCCCTCCGACGCGGTGGACGGCACCAAGCTCGGAAATCTAGGTGGAACGCCGACATGCCAGAACACCAGCGGCGTCAGGGGTGTGTCGTGGAACAGACAGAAAGGCAAGTGGGAGGCTTACATCAAGTTCCAGGGGAAGAAGCGAAGACTTGGCTTATTCGATGATATAGCCGCCGCAGCCGAGGCGCGCAGGGAAGCGGAGCAGGAGCTGTTCGACCCCGTGCTAGAAGCCCATGGGCTGGAACCGACGAGCGAGGCCGAGTACGAGGAGGCACTGCGAAAAGCGGTCGATAACGAGAAAACCAACTAGCGGCAATCGTCCGCATGAGCCGCCCTACGGGGCGGCTTTTTTCATGCCCGGTGACACCTCCCCCATCATGCTGCCATCGCGAGCGCCGAGCGAAGAGGCGCATCGTTCGCCGGCCCCGAGCGGAGAGGGGCGCGTCAAGCGCGCAGGGAAGCGCGTACAAAACACGACGATAGGAGCAGGATGGCCAACCAGGATCCCAACACCGACCCCGCGGGCGCGGGCCAGCAGACCGACCCGAAGCCGAACGGCGACGGCGGCGCAAAGGGCGAGCCCGACCTCAAAGCGCAGAACGCGCGCCTCACCCAGGAGCGCGACGATTGGAAGAAGCGCGCCGAGGAGGCCGAGGGCCAGCTCAAAGACCTCAACGACAGCCTGGCTAAAGCCCTTACCGAGGACGACGTGAAGGCCGCCGTCGAGGAGGCGCAAGGCGAGGCCAAGAAGGCGGCGGACGCCGCCGAGAGCGCGTGGAAGCAGCGCGAGAAGTCCCTCGTGGTCGAGAACGCGCTGATCGCCGCGGGATGCAGCGACACCGTGGGCGCGATCGCCCACCTGGACATGGACGGCATCGACGTGGCCAAGGACGGGCACGTGTCCGGCCTCGATGTCGCCAAGGTCAAGGAGTCCTACCCCCACCTGTTCGACGCGAAAACCGTGGTCAGCTCGGCGGCGACGCCCGGCGGCCCGGCCAAGAAGATGACCAAGGACGAGATCATGGCGATCAAGGACCCGGCCGAGCGCCGGGCGAAGATCGCCGAGCACATGGATCTCTTCGAGTAAGGAGAATAAACATGCCTGCAGACGCAAACATGCAGAAGGCGGCGGACTTCGCGAAGGTGAGCGCCGTCGACTTCGCCGCGCGATTCGAGACGAACATCAACCAGCTCGCCGAGCTGCTCGGCATCACGCGCAGGATCGAGAAGAAGCCCGGCCAGGTCGTGAAGACCTACAAGGTGACCGGCAAGCTTGAGGACGGCAACGTCGCCGAGGGCGAGGTCATCCCCCTGTCCAAGTACAAGACCGAGGTCGGCGAGATCTTCGAGCTCAAGCTCAAGAAGTGGCGCAAGCAGACCTCCTACGAGGCCATCAACGACAAGGGCTACGAGCAGGCGGTCGAGGACACCGACGCGAAGATGCTGCGCGACGTCCAGGAGGGCATCCGCAAGGACTTCTTCGACTTCCTCCCCACCGGGACGGGCACGGCAGCCGGCGAGGGCCTGCAGGGCGCGCTCGCCGCCTGCTGGACGAAGAACCAGGTGCTGTGGGAGGACACCGACGCGAGCGGCTACCTCTACTTCGTCAACCCCGAGGACATCGGCGAGTACCTGGCCAAGAAGGACGTCACCGTGCAGACGGCGTTCGGCATGACCTACCTCGAGGCGTTCCTGGGCATCTACGACGTGCTGGTGTACACCGGCGTGCCGAAGGGCAAGGTCATCACGACGGCCAAGGACAACATCATCCTCTACTACACGAACCCCAAGAACGGGGACGTGGCCAAGGCGTTCGAGTTCGTCACCGACGCGACCGGCCTCATCGGCGTGCATCGAACCGTAGACTACGACGACCTGACCACGAAGACGACCGTGCTCACCGGCTCCAAGCTGTTCGCCGAGGTCATGGACGGCATCGTGGTGTGCGCCATCGAGGCCCCGTCGGCAACGCCCGCGCCGAACCCCGCAGGCTAGGCGATGCTCGGCCACGCCCCGACATACGCATGGTACTCGGCGGAGTACGGATCCGGCAGGCTCGGGCAGGACGAATACGAGGCCGTCCTGCCCGACGCCGAGGCGCGCGTCGACGAGAGGATCGCGCACCGCGACCTGTCGGCGATGCCGGACGGCGAGATCGACGCGTACAAGCGCGCCGTGTGCGCCGCCTGCGAGGCGCTAGCCGACCCGGCGGCATCGTCCTACACCGCCGGCGGCGTGTCCGAGCGCCTCGTGGACGCCGCGTCGATGTCGGTGGACCGGGCTATCGACCGCATGCTCGCGCAGGCGCCGGGTCGGATCCTCTACGGGGCCTGGCTGTGAGCCGCGCGTACCCGCACACCGTCACCGTGTGGCGCCGCGACGGCGAGGACGGCGAGCGCCGCGCCGTGTGGGCCAGGCGCGTCCTGCGCGGGGTCAGGTGGATCGAGGCCAGGGCCAAGAGCTCCGGCATGGAGGACTCCGCGAGGGACGAGGCGCGCCTGCTCGTCCCCCGCGGCACGGGCGGATGCGGCACGTCGTGGGAGCCGCGCAGGGGCGACCGAGCCATGCTCGGCGCGTCGTCGTCCCCCGGCCCAGAGCCGCAGGCGCTCGCCGTCGAGTCGGTGGAGCCGGTGCGCCGAGGGCGGGCGGTCGACCACTACGAGGCGACGGCGCGATGAAGGTTTCGGCGAAGCTCGGAAGCTGCGACCTGTCCCGCGCCATCGCCAAGGCCAAAGGCATGGAGCGGGCCGTCACGACCGGGGTGACGCTCGCAGCCCGCGAGGACTGCAAGCCCTACGTGCCGTACCTCGACGGGCACCTGAGGGGCACGGCGGAGACCGAGAGCGTGCCGGAGGACGGGCTGCTCGTCTGGGGCAACGCGTCGGTGCCGTACGCCAGGGCGCAGTACTACGGGCTGCCGAACAAGCGCTGGCCGGGCACGTGCATGCAATGGTTCGACCCGGCGAAGGCGGCCAACATCAGCAAGTGGATCAGGATAGCCGGGACCAAGGCGGGAGGCGTGGCGAATGGAAGGTGACATGGATCGGGCCGACGTGGTGGAGCGGCTGTACGGGGCCGTCGAGGCGCTCGTGCTGTCCTCACCGGCCGGCCTGCGGTGCGAGTACGAGTACCTGCCGACCGACCGCTCGGAGCTGCCGTGCGTGTCGATGCAGGTGCTCGACGGCGATCCGATCGAGCGGCGCTATCTCGACGGCGGGACGGTCTGGAGGCTGCCCGTCGCGCTCGTGCTGCGGCAGGCGGCGGACGACACCGCCGAGCGGCTCGACGCTCAGGCGATCCTGCGATCCCTGTCCGCCGCCGTGCGGTCCCTCGCGGATCCGTCGGCCGATTACGCGCTCGACCTCGGGCCCGGCACGCGCCTACGCGAGATCGAGGCCGGGACGCTGCCCGCGAGGGTGCAGGCGGCGCCCGGAACCACCGACTACCGGGTGACGCTGGTGGTCAAATACAAGACGCAGCGATAGGAAGGAGGCTCGTCCATGGCGAACGAAGACATCGCGTGGGGCTACGAGCTCGAGAATTACATCAACATCGGCACGCCCGAGGCCCCGAAATGGGTCAAGGCGACCGAGCTGCTCAGCTGGGAGCAGTCCGGCGAGTCGAAGACCTACGAGCCGGCATGGATCGACCGGAAGACCCCGCCGACGCTCACCTACGGCCGATCCTGCTCCATCAACATGGAGAAGGACACCGTGCGCGACGGCGAGCTCGACGAGTGGATCTTCAAGCATCGAAACGACCTCGACGTGCCCTGCGAGATCGCCAAGGTGTACACCTGGAAGCTCGACGAGGCCGGCAAGGCGCTCGCCGACAAGGCGGCGTTCAAGTTCACCGCGAACCCGCACTCCAACTCCAACCAAGGCCAGCCCGTGACCAGCGCCGGCACGTTCAACATGAGCGACGAGGCGTGGAGCGAGGGCACGTGGGACGCGTCGGCCAAGGCGTTCGCGCCCGCAGGGCAGGCGCCGTCCGTCCCCGAGGCGGGCCCGCAGGGATAGCAAGGCGTTCCGGAGGGCGCGGGCTTACTCCTTTCACCGCGCCCTCCTACGCATACGACGACGATCAGGATAGACGGAGGGTTAGACATGGGTTTCACTTTTTCAAAGCACACGGTGGACGTCGAGATCGAGGGCAAGTCGTACGAGATAAACCTCGGCGATGCGGACGTGCTGGACAAGGTGCAGAAGTGGAGCGAGAAGCTGGGCCGCGTCGATTACGCGCAGCTGGCCGGCGACAGCGGCCGCATGGCGCTGCTCGCGCAGGACGTGCGCGGCTACCTCAAGGCGCTGCTCGGAGACGAGCAGTTCGCCGACATCTTCAAGGCTCGCAAGTTCGACTTCATCGACGGCTTGGAGCTTTTCGCCTACCTCTACGCCGAGGTGACCAAGAGCCGCGTCGACGAGGGATTCCGGGCGAACCTGGCCAAGTACCTGCCCGACGTCGACTGGGACGCCGCCGAAGCGTCCGAGTAGGCGCATGGATCCCAGCATCGTCCTCGGCCGCGCGCCGTCCTCCGTCAAGGTGGGCGGCGCGCCCGTCTCCATCGCCACGTCGTTCCGCGCCGGGATCCGCGCCATGCAGGCCGCCGACGATCCCGACCTGGGCGACGCCGGTCGCGCGCAGGCGATCCTGCTGATCTACTACGGCCGGGGGGCGGTCAGAAACGGAGCGCGCAGGATCGAGCTGCCCGGCGCCGTCAACGCGGACCCCGCCGGTGCCCTCCAGGCGGCGCTCGGGTTCTTGAACCTCAACGAGCCGCAGAAGCCAAAGCGCATGCTCGGCAAGGCCGCCGCGAAAGGCGCCAGGCTCTGGGACTGGGACTACGACGCTCCGCGCGTCATCGCGGACTTCCAACGCGAGTACGGCATCGACCTCGCGGATCCGGCGCTCGACATGCACTGGTGGCGGTTCTGGCCGCTGTTCCGCGGCCTGGGTGACTCGTCGCTCACAATGACGGCCATGGCCGCGAGGGGCGCGGACCCGTCCGAGTACGAGGGCGACGCGAGAAGGCGGCTGGTCGAGAGGCAGCGGGAGCTGGCGCTGCCTGCGAGGACCGAAGAGGAGCGGCTGAGGCTCACCAGCCTGCTCTGGGGATTGGATGTCTGACGGCCAGGTAGTAATCGACATAACGGGCGACGCGTCGCGCTACCGGGCGGCTGTCTCCTCTATCACCGAATCGACCAAGAAGCAGGTCGCCGCGCTCGGCAGCGGCCTGCAGTCGCTCGGCAAGGGCATATCGAAGGCCGTTACGGCCCCCATCGTCGGCATCGGCACGGCGGCGGTCGGCACCGCCGTGAGCTTTTTGAGCCTGCGCGAGTCTGCCCAGACCGCGTTCAGCACCATGCTCGGGAGCGGCGAGGCCGCCTCCAAGATGATCGGCGACCTCTACACGTTCGCGAAGAAGACCCCTTTCAAGTTCGACGGCATGATGCAGAGCGCCCAGCAGCTCATATCCATGGGCATGGCCGCCGAGAACGTGATACCGACCCTCACCGCCGTCGGCGACGCGGCGGCCGCGTCCGGCAAGGGCCAGGAGGGGTTCGGCGCCATCACCGCCGCCCTCGGCAAGATGCAGGCCCAGGGGCAGGTGTCCCTTGAGGAGATATGGTCGCTGTCCGACAACGGCGTGCAGGCCCTGCAGATCCTGGCCAACAAGTCCGGCAGATCCATCGACGAGATGAAGGAGGCCATCAGCGACGGCGCGGTGGAGTCGGGATGGGCCATCCAGGCGCTGGCCGAGGGCATCGAGGAAGGCACCGACGGCATGGCCGGCCAAACCGCTCGTATGGGCGGCATGATGGGCGAGTTGAAGAACACGTTCAAGGGCGCCTGCGACTCCATGACGTCTTCGATCCGAAACTTCGGCCTGGCGGTCGTCGGCGAGTACGGCACCACCGATGCCGAATCGTCGAAGTTCCTCGGTTCGCTCACCCGCATCGTGCAGCAGGCCACAGCGATCATCGACGCGGCATCAAAGAAATGGAGCGATGCGGGCTTGTCGATCGAGCCCATGGCCTCTGCCGTCGGCGACGCCCTGGAGAAGATCGCGGGCGGGATCGAGAAAATGGATCCCGCGACATTCGCCGCCATCGTTAAGGCGCTGGTAGCGCTCGCGGCGGCAGGGCCCGGCCTCGTGATTGTTGGCAAGGCCGTGTCCCTCGTCGGCGCCGCCATGGGTCCCATCGGCGCGCTCGCGTCCGGGGTTGCATCCGCCGCAGGGACGCTCAAATCTGCCGCCAAGGGCGCGGGCGAGTTCGCGTCCGGGATCCTCGGAGCCGCGCTGCCGGCCGCGAAGGACTTCACACAGAGCCTGGCGCACGGCCTGATCCCGCAGTCCGCGTTCGATACGGCCAAGCAGCTGTCGACGGATCTCGCCTACGGGTTCCGCGACGCCAAGAACGACATCGCCGAGGCGTTCGGCGGAGTCAAGGACAAGATCGCGTCCAAGTTCTCGGGCATCTCGGATACCGTCGGAGCGAAGCTCGCCCCCATCAAGGACAAGGTCGGCGGCTTGACGTCGGTGCTCGGCGAGTCGGCGAAGAACGCCGCGGACACGTTCGCCGCCAAGCTCGACCTGTCGGGCCCGGCCGAGAAGGCGAAGGGCGCCCTCGGCAAGGTCGGACAGGCAGCCGGCGGGCTCGCCAAGGGCGCGGCCGTGGCGACCGGCGTGCTCGGGGCGGCCGCGACCGGGCTGCTCGGCCTCGGCCTTGCGGCCGCCGCCGGCGGGGCCGACCTCAAGAAGATGGCGGACGATTTCGTTTCCAACATGCAGCAGATCACCGCCAACCTGCCGGCCCTGGCGGATCAGGCGTCTCAGATCCTCCCCACGCTGGTCTCGCAGGTGGTGGACAACCTGCCCGCCTTCCTCTCCGCGATCCAGCAGGCGTTTCTCCAGGTCGTCGGGATTTTGCCGACGATCATGCCGGCGCTGATCGACGGGGTGGTCCAGCTCGTCACGGCGCTCGCGACCATGCTCGTTACCATGGCCCCGCAGCTCCTGGACGCGGGGCTGCAGCTCTTCATCGCACTGGTCGAGGCCTTCGCCGAGATGGTCCCCCAGCTGACCCCTCTGCTGCCCGATTTAGTGAGCAAATTGGCAGGAATCCTGGTCAAAAACGCACCGGCCCTGCTCAAAGCCGGGTTCACCTTGTTCAAGGCTCTGGTCTCGGCTTTTCTGCAGATGGTGCCGCAGCTGATCTCGTCTTTGCCCCAGCTGATCAGCCAGGTGCTCTCCACCGTGGGCTCGTGGATGCCCAGCCTGGGATCGGCGGCCGGCCAGCTGTTCGGCATGATCGTCCAGGCCGTGCCCGGAATCGCGGGGTCGCTGCTCGGCGCGCTCCGGTCGCTTCTCGGCCAGCTGCCCGGCGCGGTCGCCTCGTTCGCCGGCAGCCTGGCCTCGGCCGGCTACAACATGCTCATGGGCCTCGTGTCCGGCATCACGAGCGCGGGCGGCGCCGTCTGGAACGCCATCGTCAACGTCTGCAGCAACGCGCTCGGCGCGGTCAAGGACTTCTTCGGGATCCACTCGCCCTCGCGCGTCCTGGCGGCCGTCGGGCGCTACCTGCCCAAGGGCCTGGCCGTCGGCGTGTCCGACACCGCAGACGAAGCGGTGCAGGCCATGAGGGACATGGCCGCGGAGGTCGTGGACGCGGCGGACATGGACGTGCCCGCCGTGGAGGTGCCCGTGGAGTTCGACGTGCCGGACTTCCCGGGCGTCGGCGCTCCGTCGTCCGCCGCGTTCGCGCTCGACGCGGCGCTCGCCAGGTCGGGATCCTCGCCCTCGTCGCCTCGAGGACGCAAGCCGAAGGAGGACGGCGGCGAATCCGGCAGGATCGTCGACGCAGTGGAGCGCCTCACCGAACGCGTCGACAGGCTCGATCGCGGCCTCGGGCGCAAGATCGCGGACAACTCGCCGGACGAAGTGACGATATCCAACGCGCGCGGCGCGAGAAGGGCATTGGGGGTGGGCTAGATGGACATGAGGATCGAGTACGCCAACCACCTCGGCGAGACGCTGGAGCTCGGCCCCGAGTCGGTCTACCACTACGGCAAGCACACGCTGTTCGACGCCGAGCTGGCCTACGAGGTGGAGAACGGCTCGGTCGGCCCGCTCACGCGGGATCCGGCCGAGCGGGAGCTGCCGATCATGGTGCAGGGCTCCGACGGGGAGGACGGCCTCGCCGCCCGCGAGCGCCTGCGCTCGGTGCTCGCAGCCGACGCATCGACGGGTGTTCCCGGCTCAATCGGCATAGGCGGCTGGCGGCTCTCGGTCGTGCCCGTGGCCGTCGAGCGCGACCGATGGTGGATGGACGAGTCGTACTGCGAGGTGCTGGTGCGCCTCCTCGCCGAGAGGCCGGTCTGGACGCGCGCCCAGGAGTTCTCCTTCGTGCCCGACCGCTCCCCCGCCGTAGTCGGCACGCAGCTCGATTTCCCGTACGGCTTCCCGTACGACTACACGCCGAACCCTCCCCTGCGCAGCATCGACGTCGATGCGGACGGCCCGTGCGAGTGGAGGCTCGTGGTGTACGGCCCCGCGACCGACCCCTACGTGGTCGTCGCCGGCAACCGCTACGCCGTCGAGGCCGAGGTGCCCGACGGAGGGATCCTCATGGCCGACTCGCGCGACTGGTCGATAACCGTACGCGACGTCGACGGGAACGAGGCCGACGCGTTCGCCGGGCGCATCCGCGGCAAGGAGGGATCCGGAGAGTACATGTGGGAGCGCGTCCGCCCCGGAATATCGTCGGTGTCGTGGTCCAACGCCTTCGGCTGGGATCTGACCGTCTACGCGGAGAGGGACACGCCGCCATGCTCCTGATATGCACCGATGCGTCGCGCCGCGACCTGCGAGCGCTCGACGACTGCACCATGGACATGGAGTTCGGCGACGGGGGCGGCGACGCCAATACGTTCGAGCTGCGGATGCCGGTCGCGTCGGCGCCCGAGGGCCTGACGTTCGGCTCGCTCGTCTACGTCGACGGCACCGAGTACGGAGGGATCGTCGACGACGTCGGCTCGGACACCACCGGCAGGATCCATAAGGCCGTGTACGGAGGGCGCACGTGGCACGGCGTGCTGGAGGGCCGCGTGCTGCGCCCGGACCGGGGCGCGGACTACCTGTCCGTCTCCGGCGAGGCCAACGCCGTGCTGCTGCAGCTCGTCCACAGGATGGGACTCGCCGAGCTGTTCGCCGTCGACGCGTCGGACAGCGGGATCCGCGTCGGCTACCGGTTCGCGCGCTACGTCGCCGGCTACGCGGGCCTGCGCGCCATGCTCGCGTCCGCCGGCGCCAAGCTCGCCATGCGCTGGGACGGCGGCAAGGTGGTGCTCTCGGCCATGCCGCGCCGCGACTGGTCGCGCGAGGAGTTCGAGGGCCGGCGCACGCCGATCAAGATCAAGCAGGCGAGCCGTCCGGTCAACCACCTCGTGTGCCTAGGCAAGGGCGAGCTCGCCCAGAGGACCGTGATCGACCTGTACGCAGACGAGTCGGGCAACGTGTCCAAGACGCAGAGCATGTTCGGCGTCGACGAGGTGGAGCGCGCCTACGACTACAGCTCGGCCGAGGACGCCGACCTCGAGCAGGAGGGGATCAAACGCCTCAAGGAGCTGCAGGACGCGAGCACGTGCGACGTGCCGGAGCTGCCGAACGCGGACTTCGACGTCGGCGACGTCGTGGGAGGGCGCGAGAGCCGTCTCGGGGTCTTCGTGACGGCGACCATAGCGCGCAAGGTCGTGACCATCGGCAGGCGCGGGGTGACGTCCTCGTGCGAGGCGGGAGGCGCGTCCTCTCGCCGGGTGACAAGGGCGCTTTAATGGCTGCGAGGTGATCGACGGATGCACGTATGCGACATAAGGCTCGACCTGCGCAAGCCCGACTGGGACAGGCCCCCCGTGCGCGTGATGCGGGGCGACGCCGACGCTACGGTCGTGCGCGCCCATATCCTCGACGGCGGGGAGCCGGCCGACCTATCGCACGCCCAGGCGAGGTTCGAGGCGGTCAAGCCGGACGGCACGTGGGTGCGCGAGGAGGCGGCGGCGAAGCCCGGCGGCGTGGTTGAGTACGTGCTCCCGCCGCAGGTGTCGGCCGTCGAGGGCCTCATCGAGGGAGCCTGCTTCCGCCTGGTTCGAGACGGCGCGGTCGACTCGGCCGGCCCGTTCGCGATCGAGGTGCTGCCGTCGATCGAGAGCGCGGGCGCGGGCGAGTCGGGCTCGTACTGCCCCGAGCTCGACAGGCTGATGAACGAGATGCGGCAGCTGATCGTCGACGGAGGGGCCAAGGACTACGCCGCCCTGGTCGGCAAGCCGTCGATCGGCGGGAGGACGCTCGAGGGGGACATGGCGCTCGAGGACATCGGAGTCGTCGAGCTGGGAAACGTCGAGATCGAGTCGATGTTCAATGCGAAAATGGCCGAAAGGACCGGACTATGGCAATCAAGGTGACGTCGGAAGGCGGGCTGCTCTACTTTCTCCAGAAGCTGCGCCAGCTGTTCGTTCCGCGCGAGCTGCGCACGGGCTCGTCGAGCGAGTACAAGGTGCTGTCGGACAACAACCTGACCGACGGCCTCGTCGCGAAGATCGAGAACGCGGACAGCCACGTGTTCAGCGGCTCCTACTCCGATTTGACGGCGAAGCCGTCGATAAACGGCAGGACGCTCGAGGGATCCCAGTCGCTCGCCGACCTCGGCATAGCGGCGGCCGCCGACGTGCCGACGAGGGTGTCCCAGTTGGCGAACGACAGCGGCTTCGCGGTCGCGACGACGGTCGGCGAGGACATCGCGGCCGGGGACAAGGCGACGCTCGCGAGCGCGAAGAAGTACGCTGACGACAAGGCGGCCGCGATCCACGTCCCCGCGAAGGTGTCCGAGCTGACGAACGACTCCGGATACCAGACGTCCGCCGACGTGCAGTCCTCGGTGGACGGCGCCGTCGGGGCAGCGAAGAGCGAGCTGCAGTCGGCCATCGAGAGCGCCGTGAGCTCCACCTACAAGCCGGCCGGATCCGTCGCCTTCGCGAGCCTCCCCGCGCCGTCGAAGGCAAACCTCGGCAAGGTCTACAACGTCACCGACGCGTTCACCACGACGGCGTCATTCGTCGATGGAGCAGGTCAAACGTACCCTAAGGGCACCAACGTGGTGTGCGTCAACACGTCGGGAACCACGTACATGTGGGACGTGCTGGCGGGCATGGTCGACCTGTCGCCCTACCTCAAGAGCGCAGACCTCTCGACCGTGACCAACGCCGACATCGACGCGATGTTCTAGGGGCGCCCCCATGGCCTTCAAAGCGTTGACCGCCGACGGGCTCCGGTACCTGGTCGCCAAGCTGAAATCGACGCTAGCCCCCAAGAGCCACGCGTCGGCCGACACCTCGTACGGAGCGGCTTCGTCCGGCAGCTACGGGCACGTCAAGCTCTCGTCGTCCGCCGCGGCTGCGAACGGGACGGCCTCCGCCGGCACGGCCAACGGCATCGTGGCCAACGCGGACCACGTGCACCCCAAGCAGGCGATGGACAAGGCGACCTCCACGGCGATCGGGGCGGTCAGGCCGGACGGCACGACCACGACGGTGGACGGCAACGGCGTGCTGAAGGCGATCCCTCCGACCGACCAGGCCATGTTCCTGGCCGCCCATCGGGTCGGCTCGTACCTGGAGACCGACGGAACCAACCCCACGGCCTGGGGCGGCACCTGGCAGCAGGAGCCGAGCCTCGGGCCGTACAAGTGGAAGCGCACGAAGTAAGGGAGGCCCCATGGCCAAGACGGACGGATACAGCAGGCTCGCGTGCGACCGCAAGACGTGCGACACGGTCGAGTACCTGCAGGGCAACGATCCCCGCACGGGATCCTGGAAGACGGTGAAGCGCCTGACCGCCGACGGCGTGGAGGCGACCATCACGCTGTGCCCCGACTGCTACCCCGGCTACAAGGCCGTGGCCGAGGCCAACGACAAGGCCGTGAACTCGTACCTGGAAGGAGCGCAATAATGGGCATCGAGCTGGTAACCGGCTTCACGGGCAAGGCGCACATCTCGTCCCTCGACGTGGCCAAGTTCAACGCGGGGGCGCTCGGCCCCGGCGAGTACGTGTTCGCCGGTGTCAAGGACGACAAGCTCAAGGCCACCATGGCATCGTCCAACAAGGTGCATATCTCCTCCGGCAACGCCATGATGCAGGGTCGCCATTTCTGGGTCGACGCGGCTGGAGTCGACCTGACGGTGCAGACCGGCACGCAGAGCCAGAAACGCAACGACCTGGTGGTGGCCCGCTACGCCAAGAACGCATCCACGGGCGTCGAGTCCGTGAGCCTCGTCGTCATCAAGGGCACGCCCACGACCGGCACGCCGGCCGACCCGTCGTACACGCGCGGAGACATCCTCAACGGCAACGCGCTGACGAACGACATGCCCCTGTGGCGCATCCCCCTTAACGGCATCACGGTCGGCACGCCGGTGCAGCTTTTCCAAGAATTCACCTCGGCGAAGGACGCTTGGAATTCCGTATCCCATATACAATCCGGCAGGCTGATGGTCATGTCGAGCGCTAAAGCTGTAGTCGAGAAACGCGTCGATTTCAAAACGCCTTTTTCCGATGTACCCGTTGTGGTCGTCAACGCAAACTCGGCAACGCCAAACGACGTTGACGTCAACGCAGGGAGCGTGGACGCAAACGGATTTAGTGTGTTTCTGTATCGCGGAACCAACACAAACACGCACGTTGCATGGCTGGCCGTCCTCTAGCCTAGCTTTCCGTATCCCAGGCCGCTGTTGGCAACTGGGCCACATTGCAAACATACGGCAAAATTGCCGTGCTGGATGTCGAGCTGATCATCACCGGGACAATGCAGCCGTGGCAAACCCTCGAAAACAGCGAGCTGCCGACCGGCATCGCTGCGGCTAAGACTGCGTTCGGCGTCGTGGCGGTCGAAAGCTGCGGAGAGGCGACTCTTGACGTCACGGTCGAAGGATCCAGGGCTTTTCTGCGAAACAGGGGCGCTTCCGCCATCACGATGTCGCAGAAGGGAGCCTATGCTCACGGCCAAGCCGTGTTTTTTTTGGCGTAGCTTTCCGTATCCCAGCGCGAGCTGATATGGTCGGGAGCGTTCTTCATGCGGGCTACGCAGTCGATTCAGATCCCGAAGGGCGTCAACGCGTACTCCACAGGAATCATGCTCGTTTGGTCGGCGTATGCGGACGGGGTGGCGCAGGATTACAACTTCCACAGCTTCATTGTACNGGTCGCCATGATGCTAGGGCACACCGACATATCGACGGCGTACGACCACTACATAGTCCCGCGCCGCGCTATCTGCGTCGCCGCTCAGGACGCCGTGGAGACTCTGCTGGTCAAGAGCGCGGGCAAGCCAAGGAAGATGCTGCTGGCCGCATAGTTTTCCGTATCCCAGGTAGCGGAAGTTGCACCCGCTACCGGCACGGGAAAGGTTCGGTTCGTCCGGTACGGGACGCTCGTCGTCGGCTTCGCGAACGTCTCCGGCACGTCGATCGGAACGTCCGGAGCCAAGCTATGCGTCATACCCGAGATGGCGAGGCCGCGAAGCTGGCAGCGTCTGCCAATCAGCGGAGACAGCGTTAATGCGGCTGCAGAGGTGTCGTCAGACGGCACGATGAAAGTATGGAGCATGGAGGCGGAAAAGACTTTGACGCGTTTAATAAGCACGTTCTCGTACTACCTGATATAGGCATAGCTTTCCGTATCCCATGGCGTGATGAAAGCGAACGAGGCCCCGCCGAATGGGACGAGCATGACGCATGTCGCGTT